CCTAAACGAACCAGGTAACCAGGATCAGTGAAATATGCCTGGAAGTGATCAGCCGGTGATTTCATATATGACGCCAACGGTTGAGGTTCTACGTTACCAGGAACGTAAGCAACGTTACTCGGCCCCGCCGATCCTGGTGGTGTTAAGGTGTTAAATTCCCCAGCAAGGTCAGTCTTAGCAATCCGGACACGATCAACATTCCGAGAATTATCAGGGGAACCCTGATCAGGATTTTTAGGGTCTTCTTTAGAACTGGAGCCAACCATCCCAGCAATACCCGCATCGGACTCAATAACTTTCGAAAGACTGTTTGCAAAGAACCCAAGCGTTGCCAGTAGGAGGACTCCATACATCGCCAAACGAGGGTCTCGCCATAAAGAGCGAGTTTCTGACGTACCTTTAGCTTTTCCGGTTTTGGTCGATTGGTAGCAGTCGAAGACGCGGGTGTCCGCCTTGTATTTCTTGGGTGAACCGAGATAGTGCGATGCAGACTTGCCGTTGTTTTCTGGGTCATGAGAGAACTCCTTCCAGGATGTAGCCCAGGACTTGAGAAAAGCCCCAAGTCCGCGATGACGGTATGCAACCTCTACAACCTGGCGAATTTCGGGATGGATTTTAGCGATGTTCGGCGTACACAGGTAAATATCCCAGTTGTAGTGCCGGTGCATGTCAAAAGCTTCCTCTACGGTCTCAGGGCGTTCGGTACTACCATCCCACCACTGATACCGTGTATCGGCCTCTCTCGACTGCTGAAGCTGCTCTGAGGGCAATGGATCACCCTCAGCGTCAGTAAGGGTTAAATCCAGTTTAGAGAGGTCTCTAAACCGGGTCTTGTTGTACACCTTCTGTGCTTCATCAATGATGATGAGCGCACCCGGTGGGGCCCAATGAAAAAACCGGGCTATCGTTTCGAAGCCGGCCTTTTTATCAGGCTCGATATACATAATCTGTGCATCATCCGGTAACCGAATGTCCATCGCCTCCTCTATCTTTCTAGGATCGTTAAAGCCGCGGATATTGGTTACAACGGTACGTCCTTTCTCGAGCGCTGGAATCGCTACACGCTCCAGGACACCGAAAGACTTAAAAGACCCTGGCGGGCCGTGATGAATACAACCTGTCATGAGGTATCTCCCTATACCATGTCGAGAATGAAGCGAGTAACAAAGGCGTTAAGCAGTATGTTGATGGCTTCAGGAAAGTTGTACCGAGTGGCAACCCCTAAAAGATTGGAGTCAAGACTCCCCCACGCCTGGTTAATTACATCGGAGATATTCAGCTGATCGATCATTGCCTGGGCCACGCCCCAAGCAAAGCCAATCGCCGCGATCTTCAACTTAAACCACCAGGTGACAACCCATACCATCATCGATGCAAACATCTCATGGATGAAGTTGTAAGACTCAGTTGTCATGAAGTCATAAACCCCTTGGATAGCTTCTAAAATCTCACCCACGAGACGACCCTCCTAACACAATATAAGCCGCCAAAATCCCAGCAACAGCCAGGACAAGCGCACCAAAATTAAACTGATCTAAATACGGAACCCATTTACTGAAACCAATATCACCGGAAACCCCTTTAAGCGTAATCTCATTACTCTGAATTGTGCCGCCACCATTAACACCGAAATTAAACTTCTGTTTAACCTGGTCTTTAATGTCGTCAAACAGTTCCTGGTACTCGTCTCGGGCTTCATTCATTTCGGTCATACCTGACGCGAATTCACCGCCGTCACCCTTATCAAATTCACCGATACACCGATCCATCAAAGGATTCGTATCACAGGTTTCCTCTTCCTGTTCTTCCCTGGCGTTATCGTCTCCCTGGACCGGTCCTTCTTCCCTGGTCTCGCCGGTCTTGGTTCCGTCCGAAGAAAAATCTTCGACAGTCCTGGTCTGTTGGGTAGATGTACCACCACCCGTAGCCGTGACAGTCACGCGATTATTACTACGGTCGATGTTGTAGACAGTCTGGGGATGCTGGGTATAGGAAATATTGTTGGTAGTCTCGACAGTTTTCGAACCATCAGCATTAGTTGTAGTGACTGTTGTTTGGGTATCCGTACGAGTTATGCCGTCCGATCGGGTGACCGTAGTGACATCATCCTGGGATTGAACAACAGAACCATCCCCCCGCGTTTCCGTCGTGGTTGTGGTTTGTGTGGTTTGAGTAGTATCACCGACTTGTTCTGTAATGGGATCGGTAGAAGTAGTAGATGTACGGCTTTCGCGTGTGTCGGTCGATGCTTCTGTAGATTCATTCGGAACCTCTGGAACTTCAGGATCACCGGCCACACCCGACCAAGGTTCATTTTCACCAGGTTCACGCGCAGTACCTGAAGAAACAAAATTCTGATACCTAAAACAAGCACCAGAAGACTTTGAGCATTTAACCTGGGAATTAAGATCAGTACCGTGACCCGCTGCGCCTGGTTGCAACATAGTCGGGCTGACATATTCGCAACCGCCAGCAGATACAACACCACCCAACTGAAAACCACCCTCTGGTAAATCTTCAGTAAAAACACCGTTCTCGTAAGTGCCTGTTACAGCAGTACCAACCCTTTTAACCGTGCCAGTATCAGGGCAATCAGGGCCAACCGGACCACAAACCTCTGGATGCTGTTCAAGCCAAGTTGAAGTCTGAACCGAACATTCTTTTTTCTTAATCGCAACGCCTCCCTGAGAACCTGAAGACGTTTCATAAATACCGTAATTAAGAGACTGAAGAGAACAATTAAACGCACCACTATAAGACGAACACCATGCACTAAGAGCATCTGAACTTTTGTCACCGTACCCACCAATACTAAACGCCCATACAGAATAGAAATACCCCTCTTCACCGCTAGTATCCTCAATAGCAAATACGGAACCAGCCCCAAAAAACGCCCCCAAAAACACCAACACAACAGCAATCTGATTCCCTGGATACCGCCAATTAAAGCCAGGTCTTAACCAGGGCTTTACCTGGGAAAATAGAGATCTTTTCATCCTGAATACCTCATAAAAAAAGGGAGCCGAAGCCCCCTATTTCTTACTAACTCATCCTGCCCGAGTGATACCCGATCACCACCACCAGGACGGACACCGATGCGAGTATCACCGTAACGAGCATTTAGCGGTTGAGGAGCTTCAACATGATACCCAGACCAGTGATGACCAGGGCGATAGCGAAGATACCTGCAACGATCACTTCAGTAGAACCCTTGTTTGCATCAAGCGCCGCCTGAACCGCCGTATCATCAACCGCCCAAGTATTGGAGCTGACAACCGCAGCACCCACCGTAATAGACGCAGTAGAAGCCTTAGATTTAACGGACTGGAATGCCTGAGCTGCACGAGCCTGGAAGCCTTTCAATTTCATGATTTGTATTTCCTTATTTATTGACGAGACAAAGTTTTAACGCCGATTCCTGCACCCCACGACATTACAAACAGCAACAACATGCCGCTGGTAATAATCCCGTAAAGAGCCGGATCAAACGTAAGCCAACGATCCAAAGCAGCCAGCCAATTGTCTATCTGCGTTGGGTCGAGAGATTGGGTTGGTGAAGTTGGTTCAGTTGGTGAAATCGCTCCACTTGCTTCCAGCAGAGCGACCATTTCAGCCTCTGAACGATCTACAAAACCAGAATCACAGTGCCACCAGTTACCTGATGAATCTTTTCTGATTGAGCCTGCGCAAGTATGGATAGACATTAAATTCTTAACCTAAAATCAGACAGCCAGTACAACCGCAAGAGCTGCAAAGCGTGGGCGTTGTGCGGCGATCACCATTTTCATGGTAAGCACCGCGACCGCGACAAACTGGACAGATAACCGCGTACTGGACTGACATTAAGAAGCCTTAGCCGGAGCAGGCTTTTTAACCTGAGAAGCGAGATAGGAATCAAGCTGACCAACCTCACACACTTTCTTCATAGAAGCGGCGATTTTGCGATCATCAAGACCCAGACCCTTGTAACGATCCACTTGCATAAGATCAGACGGATCAAGAGCGTAAACACCTTCCAACATAGCAACGGGAGCACCTGAAACCGGATCAGATGGAGGCGTGAAAACAAACTCAGTCGGATACGGAGAAGAAGGAAAACGCACCCAACCTGTTTGCTCATGCATCGTGTACGGCTTGCCTGTTTTCTGACTTACACCAGAGCGGGTATCGATAACGCTTGCATGAATTTCAATAACTAACTTTGCCATGATGAGGCCCCTTGATTGTTAACGTCTGGAGCCGACCAAGGTCCAGAATCAGTGATAGGTAAAGATGCCCCGACAGCTTTTTCTAAGCGACGAGGGACAGCGAATTCATTACGAGAAATAAGAGCTTCGACGATCTGAGAATCAGTCATACCCTTGGATTGACGCATAACGTTAATCAAAGGCCCGTAGCTTTCACGAGCACTCGATTCCATACGTTCATAACCAATTTTCACCTTGGTTTTGCGTTCTGTTTTGATAAGCCTAGGCTCAACATCTTTGTGCTTCTGAATCTCCTCTCTGAAGACCTCAAAAGCAGGATACGAACCCAAGAAATAGGAAGCCGGATCAGTCAGGATAAAGAGCGGTATCTCCCGATCTTTTGAGTGTATTTCTACCTCCCATCGCGTCCAGCGACTGGAAGGATCACCCTGCTGTTTACCCTTTTCGTAAATCCGGCAAAGCTTGCCACTTTTACGACTGCCGACCTGAAAAGTCCGACCGCCTGTGTATTCGATATCGCGTTCAATTCCATATTCGTTTTTGACCAACTTACCGCCAGACTTGAACCAATCATGATTAGGATTCACACCGCCTTTACGCATCTTGAATGCGCCCAGCATCCACTGCTCAAAGGCATAATCGCAGCTGTAACGACCCTCGTGATCGTCATACGCGAGATCGACACGGGTGATCTTGATCAGAGGCAAATACTTGATCTGGGAAAGCAGCTTTTCAGGATCAATCAACGCTGTACCTTCACCTGAAAACGAGATGTAACAACCACCGTTTTTAGCCCCAGAAGCAGCAATACCAATGTGCGTACCGTTCAAGTACAAATCCCAGCTAGAGCGATAGCCAAACATCCCACGACCACGTTCATACATCGTAAAAACTTCAGACCAAGTGTCGTAAGTCGTCCATTCCTGACCTGCAAAGAAATCCTTAGTGATCATCTGACAAAACGTAGTGACATTTTCCCGACAAGACTGATCTAAGAAATCAATATCAATAGCTGGCTGTGATGCGTCCCGATTCTTCAGGAACTGAGCAAAAGACTGTTTACCAGCAGCAGCCAAACGGCGGATGGGCTCAAGATCATCGGGGCAGAAAGTGAAGGAAATGTAATCAATGATCACCATTGAACACCCCCGCTTCGTAGAGATCGTTCCAGTTTTCTGAAGTGACTTCGATCAGGAGTGCAGACGGCGGGACGTAGGAAAGCATGGAGTTGTAAGAGCGGAAAAACTCAATACCACCACACGGCTCCATGAGATGAAAACATCCATGCTCCCGTTCGTAGTAGTAAGTTTCGCCGTTGCGTTCCATGAAAATAATCCGTGTAACCATGCTTAGTTACAGCGATCCTAGAACCAGTTTTGGTTACTGTCAACCGATATTGTTACGTTAACAAAGGTGGTTACGATGAACTACGATATAAAAACACTACTTTCACAACTAAAAAAGGCCATAAATTCAATGAGATGGTTCGATAGCTACGTGGACGAACTCAAGGACAGGCTAAATTTGGAATCGGATTACCAAGTCGCTAAGTATCTGGAGGTATCACGCCAATACTTAACAAAAGTGCGGAATGGACAGCCGCTAGGAAGGCAGCATTGCATACGGATAGCCAGAGCCTTGAGAAGAGACCCATTAGAAATCATTGCAACAGCAGAAGCCCAGAGAGAAAAAGACCCGGACCTAAAAGCCATATGGGTAAAACTGGCCAAAGAAAAGGGGAATACAGATAAGTGGCAATCGGTACACTAAGACGAGTTTCAAGCGCGGGGGTTTGGAGCTTCGTAGACCCAGCAATACAGCGGGTTTCAAGGGAGTGGCAACCAATAGCCAGCACATAGCGTAATTTAAGTTTCCCCCCCTATTAGTACATGGGGGGAACACCCCTCCCGAACCCCGTCAGACCGACACACAAAACACGTGACCTACGGCCACTTGCCGATCCCTGCGCACAACTTGCCCGACCGCTACGCGCCCGCCCCGCCCTAACGGGTAGGCTACGCCTATTGCTTACAATCGCTCTGCGACCGCCGAGAGCTACGGAATAAAACAACTGACCAACGGAACAAGGCCAAAAGGACGATAAAAGATGGCTTATCAGGGTCGGAGTTGGAGCAGAGCAAGAAAGGACTTCAGTGCGAACGCGGTACTAGTGAAAACGTGGTACTGGGTGCGACGAGATAGAGAAGCCAAGGACAAGGTTACGGCCAATCAGCATAGAGCACCGATCAGCCGTGAGGTGTGGCCTATCAACGGCTACGCCGCTAAAAACCCGCTATCTCCCACCGCATAA